GTCGCTCGGCGACTACCTCGACCCCGCCTGTCGGCGCCGCATCCACGAGCACGCCTACGAGGACGTCGACCACGTCGACCTCGACGCCATCGAGGCCGAGGCCGCCGAGATCCTGATTCTGGACCCGCGCCAGGCCGAGCGGTTCTTCGGGAACCGGATGGTCGCCGGCTTCGGCAAGTGGACGACGCCCGAGAAGTGGGACGCCCACGCGATGCCGAAGGAGACGGTGCCGAAGCGCACCCGCATCGCCCTCGGCTTCGACGGTTCCGACGGCACCGCCAACGGCAACCGTGTCGCCGACTCCACCGTGCTGCGAGGCTGCCGCCTCGAGGACGGCTTCCGCTTCACGATCGGCTACTGGGAGCACGAGCCGGACGCCGAGGGCATCTTCGGCCGATGGTACGTGCCTCGCACCGAGGTGATGGCGAAGATCCGCGAGGCGTTCGCCTACTACGACGTCGTGCTCGCCGGCTTCGACCCGCCGTACTGGCGCTCCGAGATCGCCGAGCTCCAAGAGGACTTCGGCGAGGACCGGGTCGTCGAGTTCCGCACCGGCAACGATCAGCTCATGGCCGGCGCTCTGGACCGGCTGACGAAGGCGGAGACGCCCCACGACGGCTGCCCGGTCACCCGGCGGCACGTACTGAACGCCATCACGTACGTCAAGGAATACACCGACGACAAGGACGAGCGGAAGCGCCTCGTGCTCGTCTCGAAGGCGTCGAAGGACAGCCCCGACAAGATCGACGGGCTGATCTCGGACGCGATCGCGAACGACATGCGGGACCGGGCGATTGCCACCGGCCTGCGCCGACCGAAGAAGGCACGTCTGATGACGTTCCGCTGACCGACGAAAGGGGGCCGCCTACATGCCAGTGACCTCCTCCTCGCTCTCGAGCACCGTCGTCCCCGTCACGCCGTGGGCTGCCGCCCCGCCGTTGACGGAGGGCGTCCGCACGCCCCTGTGGTGGGTGTACCGCCTCACGGCGCGCCTGAACCGGGAGATCACCGGCTACGTCGAGCGGACACCCGACGGCGTGCTCGTGCTGCGCGAGGGCATGGCGCGGCTTCAGCGGTACTACGACGGCCATCACGACCTCCCGTGGGTCCGCGACTCCGACGTGCGCGCCGAGTACCAGGCGCTCCTCAACCGGGCCCGCTCGAACTTCATGCGCCTCGTCGTCAACGTGCCGGCCGAGCGCGTCAAGGTGCTCGGCCTGCGCCTCCCCGGCGACGACGAGGTGGCCGACACCGCGACGTGGGAGATCTGGCAGCGCAACGACCTCGACCGCTGGTTCCCCGTCGCCGTCAAGACGGCGCTCGCCCAGCGCCGCGCCGTCTTCTCCGTGTGGCCCGACAGCGACCGCAAGGCCAAGATCGTCGTCGAGGATCCGCAGCAGGTCATCGTCGAGTTCGCCCCCGGCGACCCCGGCACGCGCGTCGCCGGCCTGAAGCTGTGGACCGACGACTGGACCGGCGACCAGCTCGTCAACCTGATCCTCCCCGATGCCGTCTACCGCTACCGCTGGGGCCCGCCGCCGGGCGGCCAGGGTCCGCAGGGCTGGTACGCCCGCGAGGCGCCCGAGCGCAACCCGTTCGGCGTCGTCACGTACGTGCCGATGGTCAACGACCCCGGGCTGCACAACGCCGGCGTCTCCCGCATCGAGGACGTCCTGCCCGTGCAGGACCGGATCAACCAGACGATCCTCAACCGCGGCGTCGCCGAGCACCTCTCGGCCTTCCAGCAGAAGTGGGCAGCCGGTCTCGAAATCCCGATCGACGAGGACACCGGCCTGCCGGTCCAGCCGTGGAAGGCGTCCATCGACTCCATCTGGATCGGCGAGGGCGAGCACGTCAAGTTCGGCCAGTTCGACGCCACCGACCTCGCGAACTACGCCTCGGTGAAGGAGTCGGACCTCGAGGACATCTCGGTGCTGACCCGCACCCCGCGTCACGTCTTCGTCCATCAGGGCCAGGCGCCGTCGGGCGACGCCATGAAGTCCGACGAGGCCGGCCTCGTCGCCGACGTCAAGGGCTCGATGCAGCCGACCTTCGGTGCCGCCATCCGCGAAGTGCTCGGGCTGGCCCGCAAGATCGACAAGCTGCCCGAGGTCGCCGGCACCGAGATCGTGTGGGGTGACCCCGAGTGGCAGACCTTCGCCCAGCTCGTCGACGGCCACGCGAAGCTGCTCGAGGCCCGTGTCGTCTCCCGCCGCTACGTGGCCGAGAAGATCGGCATGACGCCGGCGACGATCAAGCGAGTCGAGGCCGAGGTGATGGCCGACGCCCTCCTCGACGCCTCGCTCGAGCCCGATCCGGCCGAGCAGGTAGGCAGTGGCTCTCGTCCGAGCTCCACGACGGCTGAGTAGTGCCTACTGGCTCCGCATCGAGCGGATCCGCCGCCAGCTGATCCGCTCCGCCGAGGCGCAGTGGGCGCTCGCTGGCTTCAACTCTCCTCCGATCGACGAGTCCGTCGCCCTCACCCTCGCCGCCCAGCGCCTCGCCGTTCGTCAGACCGACGCCTACCTCACCGTCGCCGCCGCGTCGGCGCTCGACGCCGCCCCCGAGGTCACCGGCCTCGACCCGGAGCGCATCATCGGCCGGGCGTCTCGCCGTGGCGTGTCGCTCGAGGAGGTCTTCGCCCGCACCGCCCTCGTCGGCCGCCAGGACGGCTTCCAGCGCGGCGTCTCCTACCTCCGCCAGCAGCTCGTCACGAACGTGACCCTCGCCGCCCGCCAGGCCGAGCACGTCGGCATGGCCGTCGACGAGCGCATCACCGGCTACATCAGGGTCAACAACCCGGGCGGCGGGAAGGTCTGCGGCATGTGCGTGGCTGCGGCCACCCGCATCTACCACAAGGCCGACCTGCGGCCGATGCACCACCACTGCCGCTGCACCGTCGCCACCGTCTACGAGACCGCCTCCAAGGGGACGGTCGATCGCTCTCGCCTCGACGCCGTCTACCGGGACTCCGGTGGCGACACCTCCCGCCGAGCCCTCGGCCGCCTCCGCTACTCCGAAGACGACTTGCCGGCCTCCGTCGAGGCCGACGCCATCCGCGCCCTTCAGGTGCGCGTCGAGATGGACCGCGAGCTCGGGCCGATGCTCCAAGCGGCCCGGCACGACACCGCTTTCACGATCTGACCGGGCGCAACGCCTGGCCTGCACAGAGGAGGGCGCAATGCCCGACCCCGTCACCCCGGCGCCCGCCGCCACGACCCCCACCACAGCCAGCCTCAACGTCGTCGTCGACCCGCCCGCCCCGGCGGTCGAAGCCGAGCAGGTGGCCGTGCCCTCGTCGTTCCAGCCTGACGACGAGGCCCTTCGCCCCGAGGGGAAGAAGGCGCTCGACGCTTGGAAGGCCCGCGCCAAGGCCGCCGAGGACGCCCTCGCCGAAGCCCAGCGAGCGCAACTGTCCGACCACGAACGAGCCCTCGTCGACGCCCGCCGCGAAGCGGGCGAGGCGGCCACCGCCGCCGCCAACGAGGCCAACGTCTCCCGCCTGTTCCGAGCCGAACTGCGCGCCGCCAGCGCCACGAAGCTGAACGACCAGGCCATCAAGGATCTCCTCGTCGACTCGACGGCCGCCATGCGACTGCTCGGTCTCGACGAAGTGCCGGTCACCGACTCTGGTGATCTGGACAGCGAGGCAATCTCGCAGGCCGTCGCCTCCTACGTGGAGGCCCGGCCGTTCCTGGCCGCCAGCGCAACGCTGGGTCCAGGTGGCATCGACCAGGGCGCACGCCAGACGACCGCAGCCATCAAGACCCTCGCCGAGCAGATCGCCGAGGCCGAGGCAGCGGGCAACTGGAAGCTCTCGTCACGCCTGAAGACCCAGTCACTCCTCGCCGGCGCTGCCGGCTAACCCACACGAAAGGACGGACGCCATGGGCGCCGTTTCCGGTCTCGGGACCACCTTCAACCTCCCCAACTACACGGGTGAGCTGCTGCACGTCACGCCGCAGGACACCCCCTTCCTCTCCGCCATCTCGGGCCTCTCGGCCCAGAACATGACGGGCACCCTCGCCGGCGCCGAGCCGGTGGCCGCCACCCACTTCTCGTGGCAGACGGTCGACCTCCGCGACGCCGCCGATGACCGGCAGGCGCTCGAAGGCGCTGATGCGCCGACGGCCTCCGAGCGTTCGCGCTCGGTCGTCTTCAACGTGGTCGAGATCCACCACGAGGCGATGTCGCTGTCCTACTCGCAGCAGGCGGCGATCAACAACCGGACCACGACCGGGGCCACGCACCCGGGCGCCGTCGGCCTGGCCGGCAGCAACCCGGTGACCGACGAGGCGTCGTTCCAGATCCAGGCGCACCTCGCCCAGATCGCCCGCGACGTCGAGAAGACGTTTCTCTCGGGGACGTTCAACGACCCGGCCACGAACGCCGCCAAGCGTGAGACCCGCGGTCTCATCGAGGCCATCTCGACGAACGCCCTCGCGGCGGCCGGCGCGAACCTGTCCGACGACGACGGGGAGCTCCTCGAGCGCCTCATGCACATGGTCTGGGCCAGCGGCGGCATCGCCGAGTCCGGCACGGCCGCGATCATCCTCAACGGCTTCCAGAAGCGGATGCTCACCAAGGCGTTCGTGACGAACCGGGGCTACGAGGAGGGCAGCCGCAACGTCGGTGGCGTCAACGTGAAGACGATCGAGACCGACTTCGGCGTCCTCAACGTGATCCTCGACCGCCACATGCCCACGGGCACCGTGGTCGTGGCGTCGCTCGAGCAGTGCCGCCCGGTCGTCCTCTCGATCCCCGACAAGGGCGAGGGCTTCTTCGTCGAGGAGCTCGCCAAGACGGGCGCCACGGACCGCTTCCAGGTCTACGGCGAGATCGGCCTGAAGTACGGCAACGAGAAGTGCCACGGCAAGATCACCGGCCTGGCGACCTCGGTCAACGGCGCCAGCTGATCCCATGCCCGCCACGAAGGTCGTCGTAGCGATCCCGTGGCGGGCACAGCCGGCGCGCCTGGCGGCGCACACCTTCGTGCGCCGCTGGTACGCCGACGTCCTCCCCGACGCCCCAGTCGTCGAGGTGGACACAGAGCACCAGCCGTACAACCTCGCAGCGGCCCGGAACCTGGGGGTTCGCCGGGCCGCTGCTCTCGATGCAGACGTGGTGGTGGTCGGCGACGCCGATGTGGTGATCGACCGACCCCACCACCTGCTCGAAGCCATCGAAGCCGCGGCGGCCGATGGCTGGATGCACATGCCGTTCGACGACCAGCTCTACCTCACGGCCGACGAGACGGCCGGGCTGATCGACCGGGCCCAGGCGCCTCAGCGGCGCGGCCACCGGGGGAACGGCTGCTGCTACGTCGTCCAGCCGGACGCCTACTGGGCCTTCGGCGGCAGCGACGAACGCTTCTCCGGGTGGGGAGGTGACGACGACCAGCTCGTCGCAGCGGCCACCACCCTCGTCGGGCTGACCCGTCATGACGGCGTCGCCTGGTCCCTGCACCACGCCGACGAGTGCCGCGACGTCGGCTCCGAACGGCACCGCCCCAACTCCCAGCTCGCCATCCG